GGCGAACTTGAAATAGGCGAGAGTCAGCACGGTGTAGAAGAAGGAATGCTAGATGGTTCTGATGATGTTGATAGTCCAGTAGCCGGAGCTATCACTCGCAGAATATTATCACAACGTTCAGATTTATTAAAGAAATACGGCCCAGTAGCAATTATGCAAGCAATTGATGATGTTGCTGATTTTGTCGGTGATGTTGATGAAATTGGTTCTAGTGATGTTAGCGGTTGGATCAGACAAGTTGAACAATCATTGGGTGGTGTTGATGAAGGTATTATTGACACTATTAAGAATGTTGGTGGCAAAGTATTGAACAAGTTAGGTCACGGTAGTGATGAAGATTTATTAAAAGACTTACAAAAGAAAGCCGGCATCCCATCACATGCACAACATGGTAAACCAAATATGGCTAAGCCTAACGAAAAAGAAGAAGATGAAGTATCAGAAGAAGTTGATATGGGTCAGTATGATGCTGTTAAATCTTCACCTAAGGACAATGATGACGATGTGTTCAAAAAGTTCCGTGAAAAGATAAAACAGTATGGCGATGAACTAGGACAGCGTCAAGGCGAAAAGAAAGAAAAAGAAGTTGATGAAGATTTAGATGCTGACCAAAAACGTGTAGGTCAATTAGGTCCAACATCAAAGGTTAAGAATAACAATATTGGCAAACTAGTTGGTGCCAATGAAAACTTTATTAACACGGTTGACCAAGCTGTAGTCTCAGAAATGGACAAGAGCCAAACCCCTCCAGGACGTGATGATTATACGAAGGGTCCAGAAGGTAAAGCAACACCTATCACTCCTAAGAAGATGGCAGATGATGCTAAGAAGGTACTTGATAAAGAAAAAGTTAAAGAAGGTCAATCAGACTTAGACCGTATCTTAATCATAATGAATCATAGAAGATAAAGGGTAAATAAACCTCACTTAAAATGTGAGGTTTACCATATCTGGCATAAATACTATTGACATGAGAAGAAAGTAATGCTATACTTACTCTTGTGTTAGTTACTCATTGGGAGTAGCGACATTAAAACGAGACCATCTCAATTTATAAGGAAATAAAATCATGGCATCATTAGCAGACATTCGTGCCCGTATATCGGCACAAGAAAACAGACAGCAAAAGGGTTCTAACACCCAATCTGATAACTCAATCTACCCCCACTGGAATATAGACGAAGGCACAACCGCTTCAATTCGTTTCTTGCCAGACGGTAACAGTAAGAATGAATTCTTCTGGGTTGAGCGTCAAATCATTAAATTGCCATTCAATGGCGTTAAAGGTGATCCCAACGTTAAGAAAATTGACGTACAAGTACCATGCATGGAAATGTATGGCGATAGTTGCCCTGTTCTAGCAGAAGTTCGTCCTTGGTATAAGGATGAGACATTGAAAGAAATGGCAAACAAGTATTGGAAGAAACGTAGTTATTTGTTCCAAGGTTTTGTAAAACAAAATCCATTAGGTGATGACAAGACACCTGCGAATCCAATTCGTAGATTTGTTATCAGCCCACAAATCTTTACTATCATCAAATCAAGTTTGATGGATCCAGAGATGGAAGAATTGCCAACAGATTACTTACGTGGTCTTGATTTTAATATTAAGAAAACAAGTAAAGGTGGATATGCCGATTACTCAACTAGTAACTGGGCACGTAAAGAATCTGCATTAACAGAAGCAGAGGCATCAGCAATTGAATCACATAGTTTGTTTAACTTGGCAGATTTCTTGCCTAAGAAACCAGGTGAAGCAGAACTGCGTGTTATCAAAGAAATGTTTGAGGCATCTGTAGACGGTCAACCATATGATGTTGAACGTTGGGGTGCATACTATCGTCCATATGGTGTTGAAGCACCTGCAGGAGCGACAGCGGAAAAACGACCAGCGACTATTGAAACCAGCGCACCCGCAACAGCACCCGTAGCAGAGTCTTCAAGCACACCTTGGGATGAACCTGAAACAGCATCTACTCCAGTTGTAGTTCCTGCACAGTCAGCAACAAGCAGTGACAAAGCACAAGACATTCTAGCAATGATCCGTGCTAGACAAAATAAGTCTTAATCATAGTGGGGGCTTCGGCCCCTATCTTAGGAGAACACTATGACATTACCAGACGAAAGATATAGAGCCTTAAAGCAGGCTAAAAAACTGATGGAAGAATTATGTGATCCTGGCAGAACGCCAAGAGTACCTAGTTTAATCAGAGATCGGGCACGTGGAGCACTACGTCATTTTCCAAGTGATTATGAACTTGATCGGATGGCAGAAGATTCCCCCGAATTGCTTGATAAAGTATCATTTAGTGATAAACTATACAGTAACGGAATACACAAATAAGGAATATAACATGGCAAAACTAACTAAACTAGCAAAAGTAAACGAATCATTTACAGTTTATCGTTATGATAACGGCTTTATGATTGAAGTCAGCGGAAGAGACAAAGAGAATGATTGGAAAAACCATAAAGTTATGTGCAATACGGAAGCAGAACTTTTTGAAGTAATCAAAGAAGCACTCTCAATGGAAATGGATAGCTAAAATGGCAAAACCTTTTGACGTAAGTAAATTCCGTAAGGACATTACAAAAAGTATTGAAGGTCTATCAATAGGATTTAACGATCCTACTGATTGGATCTCAACAGGAAATTATGCTCTCAACTATCTCATTAGCGGTGATTTTAATAAAGGCGTACCTCTTGGTAAAGTTACTGTCTTTGCCGGAGAGTCAGGCGCCGGAAAATCGTTCATCTGCTCAGGAAACCTCGTCCGACACGCACAAGAACAAGGAATCTTTGTAGTCTTAGTTGACTCCGAGAATGCCCTTGACGAAGCATGGCTACACGCACTTGGTGTAGACACCGCAGAAAATAAACTGTTAAAACTTAACATGGCTATGATTGACGAAGTAGGAAAAACTATTTCTATGTTCGTTAAAGATTACAAAGCATTACCAGAAACAGATCGTCCTAAGGTATTGTTTGTAGTTGATAGTTTGGGTATGCTATTAACACCAACCGACGTTAATCAGTTTGAAGCAGGTGATATGAAAGGTGATATGGGTCGTAAGCCTAAAGCACTAACAGCACTAGTTCGTAACTGTGTTAACATGTTTGGTTCATTGGGCATTGGTTTAGTTGCTACTAATCACACATATGCATCACAAGATATGTTTGATCCAGATGACAAAATCTCAGGTGGTCAAGGTTTTGTGTACGCATCAAGTATCGTTGTTGCTATGAAGAAACTAAAACTCAAAGAAGATGAAGATGGTAATAAGATTAGTGATGTGCGAGGTATTCGTGCGGCATGTAAGATTATGAAAACACGTTACGCAAAACCATTTGAAAGTGTTCAAGTTAAGATTCCTTATGAAACAGGAATGAGCCCTTACTCAGGTCTATTAGATATGATTGAGAAGGCTGAACTTGTTAAGAAAGAAGGTAACTCATTAGTCTATACTACACTTGATGGTGAAATCATTAAAAAGTTCCGTAAAGCATGGGAAGCAAATACTGACGGATGCTTAGACAAGGTTATGAATGAGTATAGTCAAAAGGCAGGAACAAAGATAAGTAATGTAACACCGGAGGAGGAGGTTACAGAATGAGTTTAGATTTTGTTACTGAAGTTTGGGATGCACTACGTTCTCACATTGATTTGCATGAACGAAGTGAAGCCGCAGACACACTAGTCAATTTATTGATTGATAACAACTACGAGGCTGACAGCATTAAAGATGCGTTCAGGGGAGACAAAGAAGTGCTTAATGCATTAAAAGGTTATGTTGAACAGCATGATGTTGAAGATGACTACGAAGAATACGAAGAAGACGAAGACCAAGACGATTGGAATTAAATGTCAAATTGGTATACAAGGATCACAGCTAATCTAGCGGTGATACCGGATTTCATAACACATTATGAAACCGAATTAAATTCAGCTAAACAAGAAGTAAAGGTATACGGCAATGTTGAAAAGAACATTGCCGCTATTCCCGGTATAACAGAACATCGTTTTAATCAACTACAAGAGATTGAGGCAGTATTAAACTATCTCAATATTCAATTACGGAGAATTCGCCGAAAACATTTTCAAAAATATTTAGAAGCGTATAATAGAGCATTGACAAGCCGTGATGCAGAAAAGTATGTAGATGGTGAAGATGAAGTTATTGACTTTGAAGTGTTGATTAACGAAGTCGCATTATTACGTAATAAATGGCTTGGTATACTAAAGGGACTTGAAGCCAAACAATGGCAGATGGGTCACATCGTAAGATTACGCACAGCCGGTATGGAAGATATTACAATAGGATAATCATGTCAAATAATAGTCCCTGGATAATCAGTGGTAGTGGTAGCAGTGGCGGTGCAATCAGTATTGCAGCCGCAAGTCAAAATACAATTTCATTGACTAGTCTTAATCTTAATGATATTGGTAATTTTAAATTTGAA